CATCAACTCCTCCATGCAAGAAAGAGAGCTTACGAAGCTATAGGAGATGTTCATCAGAGACCTTGTGGATTCTGTAAAAAATATTCGCCAATATCAGAACTGTCTTATAGAAAAGGACGAATAAATAATAATTATTGGTGGCACCCAAAATGTATGCGTGATTACGAAAAGAAAATCTACAGAATCAGGAAAGAAAAACGGGTGAATGGTCCCGCAATAATATAGGGAGGGAGTATGAGTGATATAATGGATGTAGCACCAATAACGGATGTACCCGCAATAGCAGACGATCAGTTATTAGTTATTGCTGACCAGGCTGAGAAGCGGATCGAGGCGGTAAAGAAGATCAAATCCTTAGTATTCAGGGTAACTAACTTCCATGATTGGATTGACCAACAGGGCAAGCCGTACCTGTGGGCATCAGGCGCCGAAAAGATTGCCCGGCTGTTTGGTATCTCTTGGAGAATAGACGAGCCCGTCTTTGAATCGTTAGAGGGAGGCCATTACAGCTACACATACAAAGGCTATTTCACCCTCGGTGGCGTCACAATCGAAGCGGTAGGCGCCAGATCCTCAAAGGACGGTTTCTTCAAGAAGTACGGCAAGGAAACCAATGGAGAAAGAAAAGAGTTGCCACCCTCAGAGATTGATAAGACCGATGTCAAGAAGGCTGCATACACGAACCTTATCGGTAATGGCATCACTCGGCTTCTCGGTATCCGCAATCTCACCTGGGAAGAACTGAAAGAGGCCGGGATAACTAAAGAGAAAGCCACCACGGTTGACTACGGTTCAAGCAAGGAACAAAGGACAGGATGTATTTCTGATGCTCAAAGGAAACGCTTTTACGCCATAGCAAAGAAAGCAGGATGGTCTGACGATGAAATTAAGGACTACCTCAAGACAATAGGCGTGGAATCCTCGAAAGACATTCCTACGGACAAATATGAAGATGCTTGCAAGTGGGCAGAGACGAGACAGAGACAGCCAGGGGAGGACGACTAATGATAGTAGAGCGAGTAATAGACAACAAGGCCCGTGGAATAAAACAATGGCCCGTGAGATCAAACCGGGCCTCATCTCTCGGTCATCCCTGCACACGCTATCTTGTCTTTGAGCGTACCAAATGGAATGAGAAGGTTCTTCACGGACCTTCTCTCCAGATGATCTTTGATCTTGGCAATGACATTGAAGACCGGGTCCTCCGGGATCTGCACGATGCAGGGTTTGAAATATTTGAACAGCAACGATCGTTTGAGTGGAAAGAATACGATATAACCGGCCACATAGATGCTAAATTACAGATAGGCCAGACTATTTATCCTCTTGAGATCAAGTCAATGTCTCCGTTTGTTTTTGAAAAGATCAACACGGTACAGGATATGCTCAACCACAAGTATCATTATGTCCGGTCTTATCCCTCACAGATGACATTATACTTGCTCATGGACAATAAAGAGGCAGGATTTTTTATTCTCAAAAACAAATCCACCGGCGCCATGAAAGAGATCGAGGTAAACCTTGACTACGAGCTCGGAGAAAAGTTGCTTAAGAAAGCAGAAACTATCAACCGTCATGTCGAGGCTGGGACACTTCCGGATCCCATCGAATGGGACGACAACGTATGCTCGGAGTGTGGATACCTCCATATATGCAACCCGGTAAGGACCGGAACAGAAGTTGACATTGTTGATGATGAGGAGCTCCTCGAATTGCTCATCAAGCGGGAATCATTACAGGTGTATGCAAAAGAGTTTGAGGAGATAGACGGGATCCTCAAAGAGAAACTTGAGGGCCGTGACAAACTATTAATTGGTGACTATTACATCACGGGATCCTGGCGTAAGACAACCAGGTACGAAGTCCCAAAAGATATTAAGGACCAGTATAAGACCGAGGCGCAATACTGGGTGCGTAAAATAGCAAAAGTGACAGATCAGAAAAGGATAGCTGCGTAATAATGTTGACTAACCTCCCCTATAAGAATAACCTTTTTCAAACGATTGGGGAGGTCTGTATGAGTGGTACAGATAGGGAGGGGAACGTGAGCGCACAGGGAAGATAGACCTTCGTCACGTTTACGCATGGGG